GACACGTAAGCTGAAGATGCTCTCGAATACTTGTTCCATAACCAATGATTTAACCATCATAGGGACCATGGTATCAAGGGATAGAGGGAGTCGGATGCACATCGGTGTCCCTGCATAGCTTATCAAACTTTACAGGTAGAGTTTGGATTCATTACCCCATGTCCCCTGACATGAGTTGAGCGTGCAGATCCATCATCAGTTGGTGGTCAGAACGGCCTTTACGCCAATCTGAGACACTTTCCTCCAATGGAGCCACACACTCAACCCCCTGAACAGGGGGCGGTGGGCAGTTTAATACTTTATTCACCTTCTTCCACATTCTTAACGTCTTCGGCACACGAACTCCAGGCCCTCTTTGCTGTACAGCATCGAGAGACCGGAGAACGTCCACCTTAGTCGGTAAGCGTGCGGCGAGGGCTTCAATCGTATCAAGGGCCTGGAACATAGAGAGAATGAAGAATTCCTCTCCAGATCCCAATGAATCGATAGGGGAATCCTCCATCACCCTACTTTTAATTGCATCAAACTCGTTGATGGCCTCAACCATAGGAGCGCGGTAAGCAACCGCAATGTTCTCCTCAAACCACAGAGCCAGACCCTCAACCTCGACATAACTACGATCCAAATGGAAGCCCCTAAAGGCATTCCATAAGGACTTTCGTACCCGTACGAGATCAATAGCCTGTATCCGTGACCTAATAGAGTCCACTACAGGTTGCCCCCAGGAAGGATGGGTTGGACGCACTCGACAGAACCTGTCTTGTTTGTACCAATCCCAGACATTCCTTGCCGCCCATTTAGAGATTGCACCAGGGCGAGTTAATAGCAATACTATCGAGCGGGCTCTCCGGGATAACCTCTCCAGACGGCTGGTTGCCGCCCGAGAAGAGACCTGGAAGCCCAGCCCCATGCTACGAAGTATACAGAACAAGGAGGGCAAACGTCCCGTCCGAGCCTCTGAGGCTTTTAACACCTCAGGGACCCCCGTAACTCCAAGCCAACCGCACGCAATCCCTACCAAAGGGAGAGGCGTTACCTCAGTTCCTTTGTAGAAAAAGCGCTTAGCGAACTCGAGCGACAGGTTCTTGGAGACTATGGATTTGTTAAACCCAATTTTGACCCCAATGGTCTGCATAATCTTAACATACTCAGCAGCGACACCGCGATCTCCGATCACGACATCGTCACCGAGAATAGCATAGAGTGTGAACCATCCACTCCACTTCGCTCGTCGCGCCGCCATTTGCACAATAGCATGGTGTACCAGCGCCAACATCGCCCAAGAAGAATAAGCCCCCATCGGCTGACCTACTGCGTAGCGGATCGTACAGACTCCCTTTCCGAATGTTTTCACAAACAGATCAGGAAGAAAGTACGCCCGTTCCGTCAATAGCTTTCGCCAATGGAAACTAAACTCCTCGGACGTGAAGACGGCCAGTAACTTCTCCTGTAGAACCACTGGAATCCTATCCGTCGCCGCCGAAAGATCATAAGAAAATACTTCTTTACGACCAAGCCTCTCCAAGTTCTTAATGAGAGCTAGCACGGGGGCTAACTGGTCAAAAAGCCCATCTTGAGGGATAGCTTTCAATAATATATCAAAGATATAACGATGAAGGGGATAGAATAACCACTGAGTAATACAATCGACCATAGCGACCACTCGAAGCTTCCCTGGCTCCTCAACCAATGCCAACTTCCCCAGCTTACCAGACACACCTTTCCAATCTCTCGCCATAATTCGGTCCTTGGAACACTTTCCATCAGAATTTCTTCTTAAGTACTCATATCCCGCCTCCCAAATCGGAGCGAAAAGAAGGGAACTGGCGCGTGTGATAATACATAAAGTTACCAAAGACGACAACAAGTCTGGCCTTGTGAGCCAGCTCGCAGCATCCTTAATAATATTTATTACTGAGACCGTTGACCCCCAATTACCCTTTAGGGTAGACGGTTTGGTCTTATCCTTAACCTCCTTCGAGGAATTAGGACTAGAGGTCATCAAGGCAACGAACTTAATAGCGTATCCCAAAATCTCCTTCCGAATAATCCCATTGGGCGGACACCAAAGACCTTCCACCGGATTGTTTCTTACCGATGAGAAGGCTCTGAGATCCCCAGGGTTTCTGGGTCCACTACTCGGTACGAAGATTGTCTTCAGGGCAGGTCCTCCCAACTTACCCAATTCAGCCTGGAACCACACGACGTGTGCGTCCCAAGCCTTCATGAATACCGTCGGAATCACTACCCCTGGATCAGTTATGGTCGAGAAGTTCATCTTCCCTTTAAAGTTCAACACCCGGTAAAGGGTGAAGAAACCTAACCAGAGTCGAATCACCCCCCGGTCACCCTGACGGATACGTTTTCGGTGGTTGCCGGGAATCACTCTAGGAAGCCCAGAGTTACTCTGAGCGACCGCGGCCCCAACGAGCCGAGGTTGGGTTCTCCTCTCTTCACCCAAGTAACGTAAAAATGTCACATTACAAGTTTTCAGATAGATAGCCAATCCTCGGTGTCCTTGAGACTTTATCATACTAACAGCGAATCGCGAAAAGACGAAGCAAGCTTTTACCCAACTCAGGGAGTGTGCACCCACGATCAGTGGGGCCGCTCTTACGAGAAGTCCCACCAATCGCTTACTGGATTTTACACCAGATTGCCAAATACTTGAAGCTGTCTTCAATTGTAAAGTTGAAAACCGTAACTTCATATTATTAATTAAATTTTTAAGATTTTAAATTAACAACACTAGCCCTTATGAATATAAAACGAGGGTTGTAATCTCGCTAAGGCAGTCACCTACCTTAACCCTTGATACTATCTCAGGCATTTTATC